ACCTCGCCGCACCAAGCAAAGCCGCCCTGCACCGCGATCCTGGCGGCCGGACGAGAACGTCGGGAACGTCGTCAGCGCTCCGGTGGCGTCGCACACGTACAGCGCCGCGGCGCCGCAGGTCAAGGCGAAGGTGCAACCGGGTGCTGCTACCCACGTGTACACGGGCGCAGTACCTGCCAGCATCAGCGCGGCGCCGCCGCCGCACAAGCAGCTCGCGTGGCCGAATCCACCGCGCAAGCGGCAGACGCCCGTCACTCGAAGCTGGCGCCCGGACCTGGCGCCGGACACTATGCTCGGCGAGCCGGGGCAGGTCCGGACGTATGTCCAGCCGAACCCGCAGCGCCCACGGAGGGCGGCGCACCTCGTTCGGGCGGTAGGTCGTCCGGCGTTCCTGTTCCCGGTCGTCACGACCGTAGCCGCGCCGGTCGCGAGCCACGCTTACAGCGCTCCGGCAGCGCAGGTACGGGCTAGGGTACAGCCGGGGGCGGTAGCCCATTCGTACACGGCCCAGCTCCCGAGCGTCACGGCTGGCGTTGCGGTGCCTGCGGTGTCGCATACGTACACGCCGGCCGCGGCGCAGGTAAAAGCCCAGGTGAGGGCAGGCGTTGCGGTTCACACCTATACGGGCCGGCTCGCTACCGCGTCGACCGGGATAGCAGCCCCGGCGGCTGCACAGACGTACAGCGTACCGGCGCCGCAGGTCAAGGTGCAGGTCAGTCCTGCCCCCTCGGCGCACACGTACAGCGGCGCGTCGCCGCGGCTGATCGGCACGCTGAATGCGACGCTTGTGGCGCACGCCTACACCGGGCCGGTGCCGAGGCTGGTGCATGGGGTATCGCCAGCACCGGCGAGCCACACGTACACGGGACGGGTTCCGCAGGCGCGGCAGCAGGTGCGAGCGCCAATGGTCGCGCACACGTACACCGGACAGATTCCCGGGGCCTCGAACCGGGCGCCTGGCAGCATCACGCCGTCGGTGCTCGGCAGCTCGGTCACGGTGATCGAGTCCGGGGCGACTATCTCGCTCAGCGAGAGCGGCTGGTCGATCACGCTCAACGAACCATAGGCGTCGGAGGAAATATGAGCGTATCGGTCTACGAGAAGGGCGACTACAAGCGCTTCGGCGCGGAGTTCAGGAACCTGCTCGGGGCTCTCACCGACCCGGATACCGTCACGGTCAAGTTCACGAAGCCGGGCGGGACGGTGCTGACTTACACCTATGCGGCCACGCAAATAACGCGAACGGCGACCGGCGTCTTTCACCGGGAAGAGAGCCTCGATGAGGTCGGGCAGTGGCTCTATTCATGGATAGGCACGGGCCAGGTTCAGGAAGTGAGAAATGGCGAGTTCTTCGTGTCTGCGCCTGGGGCATAGATGCGCAAGCGCCCGGCGTCGATCGGACAACTGACCGAGCAGGTAGCCCTTGGCCGCTACGTCCTGACGGGCGACGGCGCAGGCGGCGCTACCAAGGCGGAAAGCATCTATGCCGCTGAAGTATGGGCGCATATCAGGCCGCTCTCGGGTGGCGAGCGCCAAGCATCAGAGCGGATCGAGGAGCGCGCGGACTATCTGATCGTGGTGCGCTACCGCGACGACATGAGGCCTGGAGACTTTGCCAGGTGGAATGGGAGGGATCTGAACGTGCGCTTCATCCGTAGCCGCGGGTCGCGCGAGCACTTACTGGAAGTTGAGGCCGAAATGGGGGCGGCGACCTGATGGCGCGCCGCCCGACAGTCGAGCTCGTGGGTCTGAAGGAGCTACGCGACACGTTCAGCAAACTGGCGCCGAAGGAAGCGGCGGCTGCTGCCGATGACACGGTGCTGGAAATAGCGAAGGTGGTCGAGTCGCGCATCTTTCGTAGGATGCAGAACTTCGCCCGCACCGGACGGCTCGCGCACTCGGTCTTTACCAGGCGCAGGCAGCAGAAGGATGGGATCGCCCAGGCCGAGGTTCGGGGCGGCGCGACGGCACCCTACATGTTGATTGCAGAGTTCGGCACCTCGCGCACGACCGCGCAGCCGTCGATCGTGCCTTCGGTTGAAGAGACGCGTCCAGAACTGCCGGCGCTGATGAGCCAGCTATTCGGCCAGAGGCTCGAGAAGCGCCTGAAAAAATAGATGGCCACTCAGCACGAGATTCAAAAGGCCGTCTTTCTGCTGTTGGACGGGACCACAGCGGTGACTGACCAGCTCGCGACGCATCAATACACCGTCGGCAAGAAGGCGATCTACGACGGAGTGCCCCAGCCGAACGACGCTGGCGGACTGCCGGCGTTCCCCTACGTCGCCATCGGCGAGTGGACTGCGGTGCCGTGGGACACAGATTCCGACGATGGCCGCGAGTCGACGCTCACGCTGCACAGTTTCAGCCGCTACCACGGGAATAAGGAACTGCAGAACATCATGGACGCGATCAAGGCGGTGCTCCATGACGCGGACTTGGCCATCTCCGCAGAATGGATGGTTCTCTGCTACCTCGAGTTCGCCGAATCCGTCCCAGAGGCCGACGGCGTGACGCGCCACGGAGTACAACGATTCAGGATTATCAGCCAAGGAGCATAACCATGAAGCGCATCAAGTCGTTCCTGCAGAGAAACCGCGGCCAGTTGCTGATTGCGCTGCTCGCGGTGGTGGCGGTCCTCATCAACCCGCTGGCCGGCATGCTGTTCGTCGGTGCCGTGCAGTTGCCCACGCGCGGGCGTTTGGTCCAGGTGAAGCGCGGCACCTCGCCCGGCACGCTGATCCCGGGCTGCCGAACCAAGAGCATCACGGTGAACGGCGAGGGGATCGACATCACGAACGACGACGACCTGGGATGGCGCAAGTTGCTTGACCAGCCCGCCGAGGTCAGCGTCGAAATCTCGGTCGCCGGGATCCTTACGAACGAGGTGCTACTCACCGAATCTGTCAGCACGACCGACCGCGTGCAGTACACGCGCTTCGAGTGGCCTGGCGCGACGGCTGGCCGCCTCGATGGAGACTTCTACCTGTCCAGTTTCGGCATCACCGGCGAATACCAGGGCACGGCGACATTCGAGGCCACCTTCCAGAGCACCGGCGTGGTCGCCTTCACCGCGGCGCTCTGATGCAGTCACTTTTCAAGCCGATCACCCTCGCGTGGCACGGGCGCGAGTACACGATCGCCCCCGACGCGGTGTTGCGCTGCATCGCGGAAGTGGAGAACGTGCTCACGCTCGGCGACCTGGCGAACATGCAGGCGAGGGGCCGGCTCTCCCTCGCCAAGCTCGCAATCGCCTACGGGATCACCTTGCGCTATGCCGGCGCGGAGGTGAGCGACGAGGATGTTTATGGGGGCATGTTCAAGGACGCCGGTGCTGAACTGCAGCGCCGCGCGTTCGGGGCGATCCTGACGCTCCAGGCTCTCATGGTCCCGCCGGAGCAGTTGAGGGCAGAGCCGGGAAAGGCAAACGGCGGCGCGGCGCAAGAGTCGGCCTCGTCGCCGAATACTACAAGTTCGTAGTAGGGCAGGGCTGGGTGGCGCCCACCGAGTTCTGGAGACTCACCCCGACGGATCTCTTCTGGCTGATCGACGCGAAGCGCCCCCCGAAGATGTACGGAAGCATGACCGAGGACCAGGTCGCCGAGTTGTGGGAGATCACCATGGAATACGAGCGCAACCAAGGGACGGGAAATGGCTGAGATAGGCGCCCTTGCGGTCAAGATCAGAGCGGACCTCGGCGACCTGATCGACGGCTTCAATCGCGCCGACAAGTCTGTCGAGAAGTTCTCGCGCCAGCTCGACAAGCGGGTAATGGACCCGCTCGTGAAGATCACGGCCGCCGCCGGCGCTGCTGGTGCCGCGCTGTTCGTCTTCGCGAAGAACGCTTCGGACACGGTCGACGAACTCGGGAAGCTCTCTCAGAAGGTGGGCATCAACGTCGAGGCGCTGTCGGGCCTCAAGTTCGCCGCGCAGCTTTCCGACGTGTCGCTCGACCAGCTCGGCCAGGGGCTTAAGCAGCTCTCGAAGTTCATGGTGGAGAACAAGATCGAGGGCGTCGGCGTAGAGGAGCAGTTGCTGCGTATCGCCGACGAGTTCGCGAATGCTGCCGACAGCGAGCAGAAGACCGCCGCGGCGATGAAGCTGTTCGGCAAGGCCGGCGCCGACCTGATCCCGCTTCTGAATCAGGGACGGGCGGGGATCGAGGAACTGCGCAAGGAAGCCGAGCGGCTTGGCGTGGTGTTCAGCACCGAGGCGGCAAAGCGCGCGGAGGAGTTCAACGACAACCTGACGCGGCTTAAGAACGCCGCGGAGGGCCTGCAGATCCAGATGGCCGGGCCGCTCGTCGAGGCGCTGAACAAGGCAGCGCAGGCGATGCTGAACGCGAAGAATCAGGGCGAGGGCCTCTTCGCGACGCTGATCGAGGGCTTCCGCACTCTCGTCACCGGCGACGACCTGCACAAGTGGAACGTCGAGTTCACGAAAGCGACGAGCCGTCTGCTGGACATGCAGAACAAGGTCGACAGCCTGCAGGGCGCCAAGGGCCTCGCCGACATCCTCGATCTGGAGCAAGCGCGCAAGGACCTGGCTGCGGCCACGGCGGACATAGAGCGCCTGCGCGCGATCAAGCCGATCCTCGCGCCGGAGGCAGTCGCGGCGAAGGTCGACCCGAAGACCGGCGAGATCAAGGTCCCGGATGCCGCGAAGGCCGCGCAAGAAGCAGAGAAGGCGGCAAAGGAAGCTGCCGAGCGAGAGCAGCAGGTGCGCGATGTCCTGCACGAGGTGCGCAAGGCTGAGGACGCGCGCGAGCTCGAGCAGATCGCCCTTCAGAACAAGGCCAAGGAAGAGGCCGAGATCAAGGCGATCGAGCAGCGCCTGCTGCTGCGCGAACACGAGCTCGAAGAGCAGACGCGCATGTCGCAGGAAGAGTTCCAGGCAAGGCGCCAGGCGGCCGAGGACGAGAAGGCATTGCAGCGCGAGCGCCTGAGCGCGACGGCCCAAGGTCTTGGCAACCTCGCCAGCCTGATGAACACGAGCAGTCGCAGGACGTTTGAGATCGGGAAGGTCGCGGCGATCGCCGAGGCTGCCGTTCAAACGACCCTCGCTACTATCCACGCCTTTAGATGGGGAAACAAGCTCGGCGGGCCTGCGGTCGGGGCGGCGTTCGCCGCGACTGCTGCGATAGCAGGGCTGAACTACATGAACAACCTTCGCAGCCAGACGTTCGGCGGGGGTGGCGGTGCTCCGACTCCGGCCGGGCAGGGTGCGAGCGGCGTGGCGGCGCCAGATGCAGCGCAGGGCGGCGCTGGTGGGGGCGGCGGTGGTCAGACGACGCTGATCAAGATCGAGGGCGACATCTTTTCTGCCGACATGGTCCGCAAGCTGCTGGAGAAGATCAACACCGGCACGCGCAAGGGCGGCGGGCGGATCGTGCTCGTATGATCATCGTCCCAGACGCGCTGATCTTGTCGGCATCGGTTACGCCGACACCGATGACGCACGCGCGCATCGGGTATCAGACTTGGGCGCGCGGCCTTGAGCCCTCGGCGGTCACGGTCAGCAGCGCGTCGGCCAACGGCCCGAAGGACGCGCCGCTGCGCGAGGATACCTACGAGTTCTGGGAGCCGACGGCGCTGCCGGCGACGTGGCGGGTAGACCTCGGTGCCGGCTTGCCCGTGGACTACGTCGGCCTGGCCGGGCGCTTCGGGTCGGCCGGCGTGTCGGTGCAGGTCGACACCAGCACGAACAGCACCGACTGGGAGGCGCTCGCCTCGTCGGTGACGCCAGAGACTGACGCGCCGCTCATGTTCCTGGACGACGAGCGGGTCGCACGCTTCGTGCGCGTCACCTTCACCGGCGGCGGTGTGATGCCGCAGCTCGCCGTATTTTTTCCAGGCGTCTCTCTCGCGATGCAGCGCTCGATCTACGGCGGTCTGACGCCGATCACGATGGCGCGAAGGACGGAGAAGTACCAAGCCTTTTCGCGCGGCGGTCAATTTCTCGGCCAGGGCTTCAGGCGCCACGGCGTCAGCGCGAGCGCGTCATTTCGCTTCCTGACCGCCGAATGGGTGCGCAGCGACTTCGACCCGTTTGTCAGATCGGCGCGGCAATATCCTTTTTTCTTCGCGTGGCGACCGCAAACCTTCCCGCTCGAGGTCGGATATGTATGGGTGGAGGAGGACATTCGCCCGGTGAACATGGGCCGCAACACGTTCATGCAGGTCGGCTGGGAAATGCAGGGCGTCGGAAACGAATAGGAGGGTCGATTGATCACCACCGAAGACGGGATCGTGGCGGGCCTGAAGCCGCCGATCCCGTTCGTGAAAAACTCATTCACCGGCGAGGCGGCTGGCCAATACCACAACCTCGGCGTGGTGGCTGGCAACCCTGGGGCGTGGACCCTAGGCGCTCCCGGCATGGCCGGCGTCGCGGTGAGCGCGAACGCGCTCGGCGGCGCGCTGCGCTTCGACAACCCGAGCGCAGGCTTCGCCTACCTAGCGATGGCGGCGGCGACCCTCGGGGCGAACGTCGCCGCCCTGATCTTCTACGACCTCCTTTGGTATCAGTCCGGCCTCGCCGAGACGACGACCACCGGGCAGACGATCAACTCGGTGGCATTCCCGGCGCGCGACATTGCCGGCTCGGTGAACGGAGACGGCGTAGAGGCGTGGCTGCACTGCACCACTGCCACGACGAACGGCGCGGCGGTGACGAACACCACGCTCGGCTACACCAACGAGGCCGGCACGGCGAGCCGCAGCGCAGGCCTCGCCTACGAGTGGCCGGCAACCGCGGTAGCTGGAACGATGGCGCCGTTCGGCCTGCAGGGCTCAGACCGCGGCGTGCGCTCGATCCAGACCGTCACGCTCGGCACCTCCTACGGCGGCGGCCAGATCGAGCTCCTCGCGCTGCGGCGCTGCTCGCCGCGCATCGCCGCGGCGGATGTGCACGACTGGGCCAAGCTCGCGCTGCCGCGCCTGCACAACGATACGGCGCTCTACATGATGGCGCTTCTCTCAGGCACGGCCGCAGGCGTCTGCGCCGGAGAAGTGGCGTTCGCGCACGGCTAGATGGCGTTCGGCGACGAAACCGTCACCTTCTTCGAGGTCGACGAGAAGAAATGCTCGCGCACCTACGGCGAGGCACCGTGCGCTGCGAAGCTAGGCGTCACCGGCGCGCGCAAGTGCTCGAACACGCTTGGCACCTGCCAGGACGAAGCGAACTTCTCCCTGGTGACGCTCGAGCAGCGCTTCGCGCGCGACCAGGAGGGCCTGAAGCCCTACGGCTACCTGATCCCTTCGATGCGGGACATCCGCACCACCCCGACCCGGATCAATCTGGCGGGGATGAACCACAACGCCAAGGCGCTTGGCGAGCGTGAGCAGGTGGCCGTCACCTTCGACGATCACCTGCATAGCGGGCACCAAGTCGACCCATACCGGCTCGAGCGCGCCTTCCAGCCGGCGGTGCGCTTCCCCGGGCGATTCAGGCCGCAGATGTTTCGCCTCGGCAGTGCGCGCGCCGCGCGCAGCGCGTTCTTCGGCTTCTACGACGTCGCCGAAGATCCGTATCTGAAGGGCACCTACTGGGGCAAGTGGATCGCGCGCAACAAGTTCTACCCGTCCTTCGCCTGCCGCGTGCGCGAGGGCGTGGTCGGCCAGGCGCTCGAAGACATGCGCGTGCGTCACTACGTAGTCGACCAGGTCTCGGGGCCGAATGACGGCGTGGTGCAGCTCGGCGCGATGGACCTCTTCTCCAAGATCGAGGCGCAGAAGGCGGTCGCGCCGGCGCCGTCGCAGGGCGAGCTAGCCGCGGCGATCACCGGATCCCCGGGCAGCTTCACGCTCGCCCCTTCCGGCATCGGAAGCCTGACCCCGGCGCAGGGCGGATACTCCACGATCACTAACGTCGTGAGCGGCTACGTCACAATCGGCGACGAGATTATCGAGGTCACGAGAGTCGGCGATGTGTGTACGGTGGTCGAGCGCGGTGCGCTGAACACCGAGGTGTCGGACCACGACGATGAAGACTTGGTGCAGCTCGTACTCGCCATCGAGGCGGAGTTGGTGCAGGACATCTTCTACCTGCTCTTCACCGGCTACACCTCTATCGACGCAGCGGCAATAGACAAGCCGGCATGGGACGTGATCGCTGAGGATCTGCCGGACCTGTATACGGCGTACATCGCGAAACCCACGCCCGTGCTCGACCTGGTCGGCGAATTGATGGAGCAGGCCGGCGTAACACTCTTCCCTGACGTGTCGACTGGAATGATCGAGTTCGTTCCTCTGCGTGCAGGGACCATCACGCCGACCGTGAACGACCGGGACTTCATCGCCGCCGGGACGCTCACGCACAAGCGCCAGGAGGACCGCCGCGTATCGACGGTCGGCGTGCGCTACGGACTCAAGGATCCGACCAAGGATGTAGACGAGGATACGAATTTTCACTCGAGAATTCTGGTGACTGATCCAGGCTCGGCTGAAAACTACGGATCGGACGCAATCCGCTGGGTGAATAGCCGCTGGATACCGCAATTCGGTCGCCAGGTCGCACAGCGCTGCGGGCAGCGCATTCGCTCCATGTTCGTCGACCCGCCGCTTGAGGCGAGCTTCACGGTGGACTCGGCCAGGGACGGCGACTTCCGGCTCGGGAGCTACTTCTACCTGCAGGTGCCAGAGGCGCAGGAGCATACGGGTGAGTCGCGGCTGGTGCCAATGGCGACGACGTCTATCAGGCGCTCGGAAAACCAGATCGACATCGGCGGGCAATCTGTCGCGTTCACCGAGGACCCGGAGAGTTTCGAGCGGGTGATTCACATTGAGAACGACTCGATGAATCTGACGCTGCGAACGATTCACGACTCTATCTTCGCCGTGCCCGTCTCCGGCGACGTGGTTACGTTCATTCTCGACCCCGACGTGTTCGTCGGATCCAACTCGACCAGCGTTGCTGCGATTCGCACCGGGGTATGGCCGGAAGGCGTAGACGTGACGTTGGTCGCCAATGGCCGCCTTCAGGGTAGGGGCGGTGAGGCCGGTGCCGGCGGGTCGGACGGGTCTGGGGGTACGCCAGGGTCCGCGGGCGCGC